CTTTATAAGAGAGACCGTCCTTTCGCTTGTTGGGACTTCGCTAACTTGTGATGGTTTTGCGATATCCGGCTCATCGACCTACTTTCAAAAATTTCAGAGTAGATGGACAAAACTCGGACGGCGATTTTTTGCCTCTACTCAATCTACTTTCCATATCATTACAAGGGAAACCCCAAAGTCAAGAATTTTGATATAAAAAGCAAAAAGTAGATGGACTTCCTGTTATTGATGTTTAATATGTATCAAAGTTGCTGAAACATTGGAAAAACAGGTGACTGTGTTTTGCACGATTCGCGTAAACCGGCGGGTGCTAAGGGCAAAAATTCTGCCATAAGGAGATTACGGTGGTAGCAGAGTTTTTGAATCCTCTAGTGCGGGTGACAGCACATTACTTCACTGACAGTCTGACTAATTCGGAGAGGATCAGCCGTTGGTATTCGAGGGAGCTTGATGCTGATTACAACATGCTTCGGGAGGTCGTTGACTTTAACCTCTATGAACCAGAAGCAGGGGAGATCGACCACCAGACATCTGCTCAGGTGCTTCTCAAGGGTATAGCGATAGTTCCGGCAAGTTCTAGTTGGTGGTCAGGATTTATCAACGACTTGTTTGATGAGATGCAGATTGAAAGCGAGCTAATCGACTGGATGGTGCTTACGAACAAAGAGTTAAAGCAGTTTCGGATTGACGATGGTGATGCGGGTAAGGTTGGTATTACATTTATTTCAATTAACGATGGATGCACAGTTCTTGCTGAAATCGACGAAGATGATTTGGAGGATCTAAGATGAAGAGTGTACTTTTGAGGCTAGACGACAAACTTGCGGAACGTCTTGAGTTGATGAACCGTGTCCTCGGTGGTGCAGGGACCAGAGGTGGCAAAAAGTCGGCCATCGTTAGATGTGCATTGGCTCAGTTGCTTCCTGATGAGCAGCAACTCAAGGAGATCATCAAGTACAACCGATCTCCTTTGCAGAAGCAGGAAGAAATGGACAAGCCAGAGGAAACCAGCTTTATTCATGAGGTCAAACAGTGGATATGAAGTCAAACCCTGACCACTATAAGTTCGGGGATGTCGAGGTTATCGATATCGTGCAGCATCTCGACTTCCTCCGAGGCAACGCAGTTAAGTATCTATGTAGGGCTGGCAACAAGTCCGGGGAGTCTACGCTAGACGACTTAAAGAAGGCTTCCTATTACGTCGAAAGAGCAATCGAACAGGAGTGCCTCAAGATTGCTGAGAGAAAGGCTTTTGTTAGTGACCCTGCCCTGATGCCGGAGATCAAACATCCATGAAAACATTAGCAATGTTCCTTGCATCCATCTGGGGTGATGCAACTACTGACCAACAGCGTTGTCAGGCTGAAGCCGACTTTATGGCGAAGCATCGATGGTTCGATCATGCCGGGCCTACCATCGGTAGATACGAAGGCATCGGATATGGCCGGTGCGATAAGCCTTGCACCTGCACCCCATCAGGCAAGGGATATCGTCAGACAGGTGACGCTACCGCTGTAACCGTCGATGGAATTACAGTTAGGGTAAGGTCTTGGAGATAGAACCTCTTAGCCGTGAATACCTCTACTCAAGAGGTAAGTGCTGCAACAATGGATGTCGAAACTGTCCTTGGAAGGAAAAGATGAAAGTCGTTGATCTCGATCCATGCAAGACCATTCTTCAAGGCAAAGACCTTTGGTGTGACGACCTAAGCGAAAACTGGTATCCAGTCCCCAACGAGCTTTTCGGCAAACTTGCCTCTCAAGTCCTGCCTCGTAACGTCAGAATCAGAGGTTACGATTGCAGGCTCTCTAACGCAGTTCATCCTTGTCGGTGGAAAGAGGTTTACGGAATCGATAAACCATAGTATTTGCTTTTGCGTTGCCTTAACGCTATTCTGCTGCAAGTCAGTTAAACAATAGCGATAGGGAGATGACTAAGTGACGACTAGGGGACCGAAACCAAAGCGTCAGGAAATAACTAAGCACAACGGGTCTGAGACTAATCGACCCTCCCGTGTGAAAGAGTTAGTTCCTGTTACCGACAAAAGACCAGAACCTCCACTCATCGTGCAGGGTGATGAATTGACCCTTGCACTTTGGAATGAGACTTGTGATGTGCTTCAGGGGATGCGTTTCCTGTGTGCAGAGGATAAGCAACTGATTGAGTCGTATGTACTCAATTATCGTGAGCTACTTCTGTGTGCAGAGGAGATGCACAAGCATGGAAACATCTCTGTCTCATCTGATGGTGGAACTAGACCTTCAGGTGCTTCAGTCAACTGGACAAGGCTGATGGGGCTACACCTAAAGCTACTTCAAGAACTAGGTTTGACACCATCTGCTAGGGCAAGGCTCGCTGCTCCTGCAAGTCGGTCCAAAAGTGAAAAAACTGACGTTGGCAATTTATTAAAGAAGTTATCCGGTGGCTGAGTGGCAAGATCCTATCGAGACAATGCAGGAGTATGTCTCCTCCGTTATCGCAGGCGAGATCGTTGCCTGCAAAAGCGTCATTGCGTCATGCAAGCGACACAGAAAAGACCTTGCTCGCCAAGGAGATCAGGGCTTCCCGTTTTACTTCGACGAGGAACATGCTCGAAACGTCTGCAACTTCTTTCCTACCTGCATCAAACATTCAATCGGGAAAGACGTAGGAAAGCCTTTCGTCTTGCAACCGTGGCAGGTTTTTGCTGTTGCATCTATCTTTGGTTGGAAGTCTACGAAAGATCATTGCCGTAGGTTCAAAAAAGCCTACATATCAGTTGCGCGCAAGAACGGAAAATCAACTCTAGCTGCGGCCATCTGCACCTACTGCGCCGGGTTCGATTACAACCCAGTATCAAAGGGATTCGAGAATGTTGCTCAGATCGTTCTTGCTGCATCGAAGAAAGAGCAGGCTGACCGGGTAACAATGGCCGAGTGTGTCAGGATGCGTGAGCAAAGCGATCTCCTCAAAGAGATGAGCGAATATAAGAATCGTCAGATTACGTTCGGCCATAACAACGGACACATCATCACCATCGGATCAGACAAAGCCTTCGATGGCTTGTCACCGCATTGTTGTAACGTGGATGAAATGCACGCTTTCCGTTCAAACGGAAACCAAAAAGAGTTTATCGATACGATGAAAACGGGTAGTGGTGCAAGAACTCAAAGCATCTTCCTCGTGACAACCACAGCAGGATCGACTTCCTCTGAGCTATGGAAATCGGAGTGGAACTATGCGACCGGCGTTGCCTCCGGTGAGTACGACGATAACTCCTACTTCTGCCTTAGCTATGAACTGGATGAAGAGGATGATCCTCTCGACCCAGAGCTTTGGATCAAAGCTAACCCTTGCATGGGTGTGACTCTCAGTAAAGACTACCTCGAAGATCAAGCTAAACCTGCTGCTGCTGACAATGTTTCGCTAAACAGGTTTACTCGTTACCACGGCAACCGACTCGTCAGTAACCTTGATACGGCTTTCAATCTTGAACAGTGGGATGCTTGCAAGAACGAGCTTTCTGATTGGTATGATGCCGAGGCAGTAGGAGCCGGAATCGACCTCGGCGCGAGAGATGACTTAGCAAGCCTGTGTTACTGTGCAAGGTTTCCCACCGAGGAGTTCGTTGAGGATGCTGAAGGTAATAGGAATCCTATCTATCGGTATGAGTTCAAGTCTTACTCTTACATTGCGATGGATAGTGTCAGGGATGTTTCAGCAAAGCCCTTTTGCGACTTTATCAAGGACGGGTATCTTGTGCGGTCAAAGTTTCCTCTGTCTGAGCTAGAGAGAGACTGTATTGAGAGATGCAGGGAGTTCGGATGCTGGCAAGTTGCGTTTGACCCTTACAACGCACAGCAGGCAGGAGAAAGGATTTCTCAAGAGGGCATCGAAGCGATTACAATGGCTCAGACCACTAGACACTTTAATGAGCCTATTGGTGAACTGCGACAAGCAATTATTGAGGGGAGAGTCAGGCACGATGGAAACCCGCTACTTAGGTGGGCAGTTGGTAATGCAGTCCTTGTGACTGATAGACAAGATCGTGTGATGTACGCGAAGGATCAATGTCAAGAAAAGATCGACCCCTGTGTTGCGATGACTATGGCTTTCGCAAGGTGTATTGCGATGCCAAGTCGTTCGTCAGGTTACTTCACTTTCTAAGGTTAAAAGATGTTCAAGAGTCTAGTCGGTACGCTGTTCAACGAACAAAGCAGCAATGCCTCAAGTCCAGCAGCATGGCTGCTGCAAGCACTCGGTATCAGCACAAAATCTTCCAGCGGAATCAACGTCAGTATTAACAGCGTACTGGGTATCCCTGAAGTCTGGATGGCGGTTAGTAAGATATCGGGACATCTAGCTCAAATGAAAATCGAGTGTCACCATTACGAAGGTGATGATCGATCTTACACCGAAAGAGTCTATAACGATGCCGGTGCAAGAGTCCTTGCTGAACCAAGCGAATACTTCACCCACATGACGTTGATGGAGAAGTGGGTTGTCGATGCTTTGCTCTATGGCAATGGTCGTCTTTACATCGAGCGTGCTGCAAATGGTCAGCCTATCGGACTTTATCCACTACAGGCTGAGAACTGCACCACAGTCGTTGCAGATGGAGAAAGATGGCATACAGTCAGCATCGATAGTGCATCTTCGATTGCAAGCCTTGAGGCTAATGAGAATCAAGAATCGACACTCTATAAGATCCCAGACAGGGATATCCTTTATCTGATCGGTCTTTCGAGGAACGGATGGTGGGGCGAGAACCCCATTGAGATCCTGAAAGACACCTTTGGTCTTTCGATTGCCGGTAGCGAAGCGTCAGGTGCTACGTTCCGTAACGCAGGCAAGCCGGGTCTATTGCTTGAAGCACCTAGAGGTGCTTTCCGTACAGCAAAAGAGGCTTCCGAGTTTCTTGAGCAGTTTAACACGGCACACTCTGGACTCGATAAGTCCGGCAAGACTGGGATGATCCGCGAAGGAATGAAAGCTCAGGTTCTTCCCAACGATACCAACACCAGTGGGTATGTTCAGCAGCGTCAATTCCAGCGTGAATCTGGTGCAATGATCTTCCTGCTCGAAAGCGTGTTTGGTGATAACACGGGTTCAACGTATAAAAGTGTCACTGAACGCAATGCTGCATACGTTACTAACTGCTTGGGCAGGTGGATCAATAAGATTCAAGACGAGTGTGGCAAGAAGCTACTCAGTGGCAGACAAAAGGCTGCCGGTAACTACTGTTACAAGATGGATACTTCGATCCTTTACAAACATGATCGTGTTTCACTTGCACAGTACACCAGCAACCTGCGTCAGCAAATGATGATCTCAGGCAATGAGATTCGAGAGCTGCATGGGCTAAGACCTGTTGAGGGACTAGAAGCAGACTTTAATCCTTTTGCACAGCAACAAGAAGCTCAGGTACAAACTGAAGAATACGAAACCGAAACGGTTGTTCCTGAACAGGATGATCGTACAGAAATTGAAACGGAGTTAGAAGATGAAGTTTGAAACCTCTCCTGAAGATAAAACCATCACCATGCGTGGTGGCATCGGGGACTTCGATGGTCATATATCGGCCAACGATTTCATCGATGCACTTAATCAGCATGAAGGTGATATCACCATCCACCTCGACTCTCCCGGCGGAAGTGTTACCGATGGTCTTGCCATCTATAATGCAATCGTCAACTACGCAGGAGAGATTACTGTCCACATTGATACGTTGTGTGCATCGATTGCCACTGTCATTGCATGTGCTGCTGATAAAGTGGTCATGAATAGCAATGGCAAGTACATGATCCATCG